GGCATGGTTGGTCAGTACAACCCCTCCATTACGCAGCGGTTGAACGGGTTGGTTGAGAAGCAGGAAACGAGCATCACCATCGAGCAGCCGCTCTTCGGGGAGTAGTGGCGCAAGTTTGCGAAAGGCCCGTATCTTTGCATCAGTCAGGTGGCGGAATGGTAGACGCTAATGAATTGCTCTGATATGAGACGATGTCTAACACCAGCAGAAGCATTATGGTGTCCAAGAAGATTAGACATACAGGTTCGAGTCCTGTCCTGACTACTAATGGAGTTTAAGTACACCACCGCCATCAAGAAGATTCGGGCAATGAAGGCCCGAAAGAAAGTCATACAGGGCGGAACAAGTGCGTCCAAAACCTTCGGCATCCTTGCGGTCCTGATTGACCATGCGGCCCGCCATCCCAAGTCAGAGATTTCGGTGGTGTCCGAATCCGTCCCTCACCTTCGCAGGGGTGCGATTAAGGACTTCGCCAAGATTATGCAATGGACCCATCGATGGGTTCCCGACCGCTGGAACAAGACCCTCCTGCAGTACAACTTCGCCAACGGGTCCACCATTGAGTTCTTTTCCGCTGATTCGGAAGCCCGCCTCCGAGGGGCAAGGCGGCAGGTCCTCTACATCAACGAGGCGAACAACATCGACTTCGATTCCTACTACCAGTTGGCGATTCGTACATCACAGGAAATCTACATCGACTTCAACCCCACCCACGAGTTTTGGGCGCATACGGAAGTCTTGCCCGAAACGGATGCAGAGTTCCTCATCCTGACCTACCAAGACAACGAGGCCCTTCCCGATACGATTCGGAATGACATCGAACTGAACCGCACCAAAGCCGAAACGAGTGCCTACTGGGCGAACTGGTGGAAGGTGTACGGGTTGGGGCAGGTCGGGACGCTCCAAGGGGCGATATACGGCGATTACACGGTGGTTGAGGGTATAGACCCAAGCACGATGAAGTTCGTCGCCTACGGGCTTGACTGGGGGTTCAGCAACGACCCCACGGCCTTGGTCGCCGTGTACCGCAGGGGTGATGACCTGTTTGTGCATGAGTTGCTCTACCATCGGGGGCTGACCAACTCCGACATCGCCGTCCGACTGAAAGAGTTCGGCATTACAAGGGCTTGGGAGATTGTGGCGGATTCAGCAGAACCGAAGTCCATCGAGGAAATCTACCGCCTCGGATTCAACATCAAGCCAGCGAGCAAGGGGCCCGATTCGGTCAGGCAGGGGATAGATGTGGTCAAGCGGTTCAACCTTCATGTGACCAAGGATAGCACAAACCTGATTAAGGAACTCCGCAGTTACACTTGGGCTACGGACAAAGATGGCAAGGACACGGGGGTCCCGATAGATTCCTACAACCACGCCTGCGATGCGCTCCGCTATGTGGCCCTCAACAAATTGGCCGTGAGCAACTCGGGCAAGTATCTTGTGGTGTAACTTTGGGGCATGAACCTTGAATCCCTCCTTGACCTCGCCTTGGCCGTTGGTCGGGTCGTGCTGGCCTTAGTCTTCATCGGCTGCATCCTAACCCTCCTATTCACCCAATGAAACTCATCCACTACTACCACATCTATTGCGGCGGAGGCGGGCAATGGCAACTCATCATGCACCAGCACATGATGGCCCTGTGCAATTACGGCTTGATTGAACAGTTGGACGAGATTCGTGTCGGCATCGTCGGCCCACCTGACCAGCGGAAGGTGGTCAAGGAAATCTTGGACAACTCGCTCGTCGCTTCCAAAATCAAGGTCGTGGTCACCCGAACGAACGCTTGGGAGCAAGCAACCCTTACCGAGATGTACCGAGCGAGCCAAACCGAGGATGCCGCCTACCTCTACGGGCACACCAAGGGCAGTTCGGACCCATCGCTCATAAACCAACTTTGGTGCAGGTCCATGGTGTTCTTCAATGTGGTCGCATGGGAGCGGGCCATCGCAGAACTCGCTAATGTGGATGCCGTCGGAGCCTATTGGCTGACCAAAGAAGAGTTCCCCCAAATCGCAGACCACAACAACCCCGACGGGTATCCCTACTTTGCGGGGACTTTTTGGTGGGCTAAGTCATCCCACATTCGTGAACTCGGAGAACCCGTAAGGGAACACCGCTGGCAGGCAGAGCATTGGATTGGGAAGCGTGAAGGAATGACCGTCTATAACTCCTGCAAGGGATGGCCAGCGCCTGATAAGTTCGTCATCACATTTTAGCCATGGCCAAAATCCCTGTCATCATCACCAACTTCAACCTCTACACTTGGCCGAAGGCGATGGTCAAGAAACTGATGCGGATGCCTGGGGTTGGACCCATCCTAATCGTGGACAACGATTCTACCTACGGCTCCACGCTGGAATGGTACGAGCAGTTGAAACTGGAAGCCAACGAGGTCGCAGTCATCCGCACGGGTGGCAACTTCGGCCACCTTGTAGCATGGCAGGCACAAATCCCGCAACAACTGTTTGACATGGGATACCCCGATTACATCGTCACGGACCCTGACCTTGACCTTTCGGCCCTGCCCGATGACACGCTCCTGCGTATGCGGGAACTTTGGTACGACCTACCCGAAAAGACCTACATGTACGAACAGGAGGAAGGTGACCCGTTTAACGGGGTCAAGTTCTCGGTCAAGGACAAAATCGGCCTTGGCATTCGGACGGACGATGTTCCTGCAGATGCCCTGTTCTTCCAGCAGGCCGAACTGCGCTACAAGAACCAACCTTACTTCCACGACCTGCAACTTGCACCCGTTGACACGACCTTTGCCTTCTACCATCACCAACGCTATCAGCGGGTGGTCATCGGAGGGGCAAGGATGGTCGCACCTTACGAGTGCAGGCATCTTCCCTACTACCTGACCGCCGATGACTTGAATGCGGACTTGGAGTTTAGGCAGTACCTTGACAAAGCCAACCACGCCAGCACCGCCAAGAAGATTGCGGACGGCCTTAAAATCTTTTGACCATGCAACGATACTGCAACGCCATCCGAACCGCAGGAATAGTTCCAACAACCGTGCTGGAAATCGGCTCACGGGATGGACACGATGCGAAGGCGATTGCAGACCATTTCGGGGCAAGTTCCGTGTGGGTCTGCGAACCAAACCCAAGCCAAGCGGATTACATCGCTCAAGCCTACCCCAACTTCAACCTGGTCCGCAAAGCCATCTATAAGCATTCGGGCAAGTTGGAGTTCATCCAAATGCAGGGCAGTCCTAACGAGGTAGGAACTTCATCGCTCCTTGACCGTTCCTACGACAACCTCTACGCCAACGCCAACAGGATTGAGGTGGAGGCTATCACGGGCGAAGAACTGCTTGCCATGATTGAAGGCCCGATTGGGGCTTGCAAAGTGGATGTGGAAGGGGCAAGCCTTGAAGTTTTGCAAAGCATGGGCGATTCCATCCATCGGGTGCAGACCTTTCACCTTGAATGCGAACACGAAGAAGTGTGGGTCGGTCAGGCACTCTACAACCAGGTCGCAGCGTTTATGATTGCGAAAGGGTATGAGCAGGTGGACTTTGACTTCGTGATGCCTGGACTGCAAAGCGATTCTATTTGGATTAAAACCGCCAACCTATGAAACTCCAAGACCTCACCATTGACCAATTCCAACGCATCGCTGCGCTGGAGTTCAGCCCCGTGCTGACCGATTACGACAAGCGTGCAGGGGTCGTGGCGATAGTTGAAGGGGTTGATGTATCGCTCGTCCGAGAAATGCCCGCCAAAGGGCTAACCAAACGATATAAGACCATCATCGCAGAGTGGAACGAACTGCCTACCTTGGCATATCGCAGGCGGTTCAAAGCGGGTGGCAAGTGGTGGATTCCCACGGTCTTCACGGACGAGTTGACCGCTGGCCAACTGATAGACCTGATGGACACGGACACGACGGACGAGAAGAAACTCGTGCAAAACCTTCACCGCATCATGGCGACGCTTTGCAGGGAGGGCGGCTTCCTCGGTTACTTCCCGAAGAAATACGACGGGGCAAGCCACCAAGAGCGGGCCGAACTGCTCAAAGCCCACGCCAAGATTGGCGATGTTTGGGGAGTGGTCAGTTTTTTTTTGCTAAGTTCAGAATCCTACTTGAAAGTTTTGAGCGACTATTCACGGCACCTGACCAAGGGGATGCAGGCCCCGTAACCAACCCGCTTGCAGGGTACGGTTGGCTGATGGTGGTGTGGCGAATGGCGAACAAGGATGTGCTGAAGTTTGAGGCCATTTTTGCGATGAAGGCGGTGGAGTTCTTGAACTATGCACTCTTGATTCACGACATCTTGGAGGCAGAGAGGCAAGAAGCAGAGCGGATGCGGAGGCGGTAGGACACAATTTGCGAGGCTGGACATTTACCAGCATGGAGTTTGATGTATTCGTCGGAGGGTCAGGCAAGAAGTTGACCGACTTGCAGAAGGAGGCCTTGGCCGATTTCGGGGTCAGCCTTGCTGATGGTGCCATTGAGAACAAGTCCTACGCCTTGGTGACGAAATGGCTGGAAGGGGTGGTCAAGTTAGCCAAGCAGAACCTCGCCAACGCCAACGCTATTGCGAGCGATTCCCTATCGGCAAGCATTAATATCAAGCCCATCACTTTGACCGACACTTCCTTCGTGGTCGCTATTGTCGCCAACGATTACTGGAAGTTCGTGGACCTCGGTGTCAAGGGTGCAGTCAGCAGTAGCCGTGCGCCCAATAGCCCGTTTCAGTACAGGGACAAGCGGCCACCTATCCGACCCATCCAAGAGTGGATTGCGTTCAAAGAAATCCAATTGGAAGGCCGTGACAAGAAGGCCGCCAACCGTTCCTTCGCCATTAATATCGCCAACAAGATTCGGCGGGAGGGTCTTCGGGCCACCAACTTCATGTCCAACGCCGTGACCGAGGATATGGTCGCAGTTCTAACCGAAAACATCGCCGAAGTCCTCGGCAAATCCATCAGCGTCGCAACCGTCCGATAACCCATGTCCATAACCGTCCTTTCGGGTTCGCTCCTCGTAGCGACCCCCGTGTTCAACAAGATGCTCTACAAGGTCAGCGGCTCGCTGATTGCCCAACCGAACTTTCGCTATGTCTGCGATGTCAAGAACCCCGCAGGCACGACGCTGGCAAGGCTAAAATGCGACAAACTGCCGACGACCAACTTCGGATTCTTCGATGTGCAGAGGGTGGTGGAAACTCTTGTAAGCCCAACCAAGCCGTCCTTGACGCAGACGGGATTCGTGGACCATTCGGGGTTTTATTCGGGGTATCGATTGGACTTTACCCAAGAGTACGGCAGCACGCCTGTTGTAACGGGAGCGACCACAACGGTCAGCGGGGTGATGGCATTTGCTGGGAACCTGGAGCAGTTGGAACTTGCGGATTGGAGTTTGACCAGTTACTTCCGAATTGGGAGCAGTTTCACCAATGTCCGACCGCTGACAACCCCTACGGCCTTTACGGTGTACCAAGGTGGCAAGAATTTCCTTGCAATCAACGGCACCAAATACGAAACCATTGTACCTACTGCTGATTGGCTTGTGTCGGCACGGGTTGCATACAAAGGGGTGAACTACGATTTTGCGGTCAGCCCCAGCCTTTCGGGTACAACCGACTTCAACATCCAACGCTTTGCTTGTGGTCCTGCAAACCTTTCGGGAAGCATTCCCGCATTGAGTGGAGCGGTAGAGGGCGATTCCTACACGGTGCGGTTCATATCCAATGCGGCTGGTCAGTCGGATACAACCACCTTCACCTTTGGCCCCTGTCAACGGTTCAACTCCATCCCCGTTCACTTTGTCAACAAGTACGGCGGGATTGATTCGTACACATTTACAATGAAGAACCGCAAGCGGGCGAACATTGAGCGGGAGGTCTTCGGATACAACTCGGATGTCTATGCGACCACCACCTACAACAAGGTTTGGGCGGGGTCGTTTGACTATGTGTACGCCTTGAATAGCGATTGGATGACCGATGCAGAATCCGAGTGGCTGATTGAGATGGTGCGAAGCGGGTATGTGTGGTTGGAACTCAACGGAACCCTTGTGGAAGCGGTTGTGAATGCCAACCAGTATCAATTTGTAACCAGACGGAATGACCGCCTCACGCAGTTGCAGATTGAGTTGGCCGTGGCTTACGATAATAATATCCTATGAGCGTAACCCTCATAGCCTACCCGACCGCCAACTTCATTGACGACTTAACGGCGTGGAACAACTTCAACACCCGTGCGACTGCTGATGGAGCGGATGCGGTTGAAGCAGCCTGCTTTGACTGCCTGTACCTGCGATTTGCGGGGCTGAATGCCATGCCCGAACTTGCCTATGTGCTGGACACGATGGGCGGCACGGACATCGCCGTCACTTATTCCATTGGCGACATTGAGGATGTGACCAAGCAGCGGGGGTCGTTCAGCAAGACCATCACCCTGCCCAACACTCCGAACAATCGGGCCTGCTTTGCGTATGCGTACAACATCCAATCCTTCGTGGGTGGATTTCAACCCAACAAGCGGATTCGTGCCGCCATGTGGGAGGATGGGGTGCAGGTGTTTTCGGGAGTGCTGCAACTGCTCTCCATGTCCAAAACCAAGGGAACCGTCACCTACGAGGTGGGGTTGTTTACGGACAATGTGTCCCTGTTCAAAGCCATTGAGGGCAATATGCTCGTCAACACGGCAGGCGTTACAGGTATGAACCACACGCCCAATAGCGGCCATGTGAGCGGCACCTGGACTGCATCGGGCAGCGCAAGCAGCGGCTATGTTTACGGGATTGTGGATGCGGTCGGATTTAGCGACTTGACCCAAGGGAACCTGGTCGCGGGGTGGTGGCAGTTGGGGCCAAGCATCTATGTCAAGAAGATGGTGGATTTGATTTTCACCGAGGCGGGATTCAGGTACTCTTCCAACTTCTTCAACTCATCCCTGTTCAACAAGTTGGTCATCCCCTACGCAGCGGGGACGATGCCCGTCAATTTGTCGGGGTCCAACATCTTTGCCCAAGCCACGGGGAACTCCGCAAGTTTTATTGAGAATGCCAACCAAACCCTTGCATTCCCAAAAGATACACCTGCACCGTACTACGACAACCCAGGATATTGGGTCGCTTCATCCAGCACCTTCGTTGCTCCAGCACTCCCGACCCGTTGGAATGTGGATGTGACCCTGTCCGTGAGCGGGTCTTTTGTGCAAACCATCAATCAGTTTCGGTGCAATATGTCCATACGAAACATTACGAACTCCGAGGACATTGCAGTAATTACAGGCATACCAGCAGACATAAACAAACAATTCACGGTCCGCTTTGAGAACATAACCGTCCCCGCCAACATTACGGCAAACATCGGGTTTGTCATTACTGCTGATACTTTTAGTTTGACGCAGAACTTCCGTGTTGTTTCGGGGGCAACGATGCAGTGGACTTGCTTGGAAAACCCCTTGGGTATTGGGGTGCTGGATATGCGGACGGCTATCCCAGCGGATGTTAAGCAGAGCGACTTGTTGCAGGACTTGCAGAAGATGTTCAACCTGCAATTCATGCCCGATTCGCAAGACCCGAAACTCCTGTACATCGAACCTTGGAAGGATTTCTATTCCAGCGGAACGGTGGATTGGTCGCAAAAGTCGGACGAAAACGCAGAGCAGATACTGACCAACGGCGACCCAAATGCCTACACCAACATCGTGTTCAAATACAAGGACATGGGCGATTACCTGTCCAAGACCTACAAGCAGTCCTACCCTTTGGCCCGTGAAGGGTATGGAGGCCGAATCTTTAATACCTCCAACTTTTACGGCAAGGGCGACAAAGTGGTAGAAACCCTTTGCGGAACCCTCATCCCCGCATCGTTCGCCTCGGATAAGATTCTTGGCCGTACTTGGGACTTGGAAGGAACTCGTTTGAGTGGAAGCATCAAGCCTCTGCAAACGGGATACCGAATCGCACAGTACAACCGCATCACGGGGCAATCGCCTTGGTTCTATTGGTATGGGGTTGAAGAAGATGGATTTGCTACGGTAGCGGCTACAAATGCCCTGCCCTTTATATCCCACATCGATAACCCCTACGCCCCGTCGGTGGATTTGGCCTTCGGTCAGCCTCGCTTGGTGTACTACAACGCAGTCAACGCAAGCGGGTCGCCGTTCGCTTATACCAACAACAACCTCTACAACACCTACTGGCTGAACTACATCAACGAAACGGTATCGCAGGAAGCCTTGCAGTTGGAACTCACGATGCTGCTATCCTCGGTGGATATCTACCAACTGGACTTTCGCAAGCCCATCTACTACGGAGGCATCCGTTGGCGATTGCTTGAAATTCGGGACTACCTGGTCGGGCAGATGAAGCCTTGCCGTGTAACCCTGCGCCGCATCCTCAACCTATCCGAGTTTGTTGCTACCAGTACCACACCGATTGCAAACGACCCGTCGGCCCTGTTCAACGGCCCAATTGACCCCGACCCTGTTGACCCAGGCTACGAACCACCCATTAACCCCGAACTACCCTCCGAAGGATAACCATGGCAGATGTAACCAAAGAAATTGCCCTCAAAGTAGTCGCCACCGATGCGACGGGGCCAGCACTTGAATCCCTTGAAGACAAACTCAACGCCGCCAAAAAGCGGATGGTTGAACTCGCTGCGGCGGGCAAGCAGAACACCGAGGAATTTATTCGCCTTCAACAAGAGGCTGGAGAATTCAAGAGAACTATTGAGGGCGTTGAGCAGTCCGTAGATTCCGTTGCAAAATCAGGCACGCAGGGGATGCAGTTATTTGGTGAAGCAATAACCGCCGTAACCGCAGGTTTTACGATTGCGACATCGGTAACCGCTTTGTATGGCGAAGAGAATGAGGAATTGCAGAAGAATATTATGCGAGTGCAGGCGGCAATGGCTATTCTGCAAAGCGTAACTGCGCTCGTTGCACTTACCAACAAAACCAGCGCATTAAGCACTACCGCAAATCGAATTGCTTTGTCGCTTTATGACAAGACCGTCAAAGGGACAACCATTTCTTTGAAGGCGTTCAAGGTCGCTCTTGCTACATCAGGGATTGGATTGATTGCAGTTGGTGCTGCTCTTGCTTATGAGAATTGGGATAAACTTCGTAAACTCCTTGGGCTTCCTCCCAACAACTCCGCTCAAATTGCTGCTCTTGAGCGAGAAATTGCGTTAATGGAAGCAAGGGGGGACATGATTGAGGGTATTGAAGCCAAAAAAATTCAATTAATTAAATTGCAGGCTGAAGAGGTCAAAGGCCAAGAAAAAGCCAATAAACTCAATGAAGCCGAAATAATCATCTTACAACAAAAGCAAAGAGCAAAGCAGGATTTAATAGCAACTCAAGAGAAAGGGATAACCTCATCGGAACTTGAACTTGAGTTATTACAAGCGCAGATTGTCAAGGGTAAAGAAAATGAGTCGGAGCAGATTAGAATAGCCAAGAAGATTTATGATGAGAATGAGAGCCTATATAAGCAAAAAGTAAGGTTAGCACAAAGCCAACAAGAACTTGACCAACTCGCAATAGACGAGGCAATGCGCAAGCAACAACTTCTTGCCAATTTAGAGTTGCAGTTGATTGAAGATGCAAAAAAGAATAATGATATTGTCAAACAAATAAACGATGATTTTAGGTCATCCGATTTAGACATTCTTATATCAGATGGTATCTATAAAGAACAACTACTTGAACAAGAAAGGGTTCAAAGGATAGCCGCCGCAAAACTGGCTCTTGGGGACACCGAGGAGTTTCGGTTAATGGAGGCCGAAATCAACAAACGATTTGACAATGCGATAGTTGGTCAAAAGCAATTAACGGCCGAACAAATCAAAAAATTAAAACAAGAGGAACGGGACACAACCATTAAGTTTGCAAGCGAAGCGTTTACGGGTGTCCTTGGGTTTATTGCAGCAACGCAAGGTGAGAGTGAGGCAGACGCTCGCAAGGCCTTTAATCTTAACAAGGCAGCGGGTATTGCTGATGCAACCGTCAACACCTTCCTCGGTGCTTCACAGGCTTTGCGTGACCCAAAACTTCCGACATTGGCCAAAGCCTTTGCGGTTGCGGGAATCATCGCATCGGGTTTAACGCAGGTCCGCAAGATTGCGGCCACTCAATTCCAAGGAGGTGGTGGTGGAAGTTCTGCACCTTCGCCATCTGCGGGCATTTCATCTATGGCCCCACCCCCGACATTTACAAACCCACAAACCACGATGCTTGGAAACCAAGGGGAATCAATCCCAACGCAGGGCCAACAGAACCAACCCATGCGGGCCTATGTCGTGGAGCGGGACATCCAGCAGACCACGAGCAGGGTGCGCAGGTTGTCCGAATTTGCAACATTGGGGTAAGCCCTACATATCCCCTCATGGAACTACCCGTATATCGGATGACTGTGGACGAGGTGGACGAAGGCGTGCAGTTTGTCGCCCTCGTTGATATGCCTGCGATTGAGAAACCCTTCCAAGCCTTCGCCAAGACCCCGCAGCGGTTCGCCGAAACGGGAGAACGCCGAGTGCTGACTGGACCGCTTATGCTTGCCGACACCCCCATTTATCGGAAGGACGACACCTACGGCGAATACTATGTCGTATTCGACAAGGCGACCATCCGCAAGATTGTCCAAAAGTATTTCAAGCAGGGCAACCAGCACAATGTCAACGCTTACCACAATGCCGAACTCGATGGCGTGTTCATGTTTGAATCCTACATCACCGACGCAGAACGGGGCGTAACGCCTCCAAAGGGCTACGAGGACACTCCCGACGGGTCTTGGTTCGGTTCCTTCAAGGTTGAGAACGACGAAGTGTGGGAGAACCGTCACGCCTTCAAGGGTTTCTCGGTGGAGGGCTTGTTCGGGATGAAGAACACAGGCACCGAACTGGAGGTCGCACTCGCTGGCCTTGCAGATGACTTAACCGCTTTTTTGCAACATATCAACCCAACCTACAAATCCCAATAACATGAACTTAAAATCAGCCATTGAAACTTTGCGGACTGAACTCCGCAAGTTCACAACCCAAAAGCAAGCCTTTGCCGACTACAAGTTGGCCGATGGCACGGTCATCCGTGTGGATGGCGACCTCGTTGCAGGCACTCCCGTGTATGTCATCACCGAAGACGAAACCCTTCCTGCCCCCGATGGTGAGCATCAAGTTGAGGGCGTTGGCACAATCAAAACCGAAGGTGGCAAAATCACCGAAGTTGTCGTGGCCGAAGCCCCAGCACCAGCCGAAGAAGTGGAGGTTGCCGCTGAAATAACCCCCGAAGTTGCAGGTGAAGTGGTGAGTGAAATCGCCGAAGGCTACCCATTGGTGGACCCTGCGATGGTGGAAGAAATCGTCAAGAAGCACCTGGTCAGCATTATGGAGGAACTGAAGGCCGCCTATACTGAAATGGGCAAGATGAAAGAGAAGATGGCCTCCTTTGCCTCGCAGATGGAAACCATGACCGACATCGTGGAAAAGGTCGCCGAACTCCCATCCGAAGCCCCCAAGCCAACCGCCTCTGCAATCGTGGAGCAACGCAAAGCATCAGCCGCCCAAAACTTTGCGGCCATCGCACAATCAATCCAAACTCTTAAAAACTCCAAATAACCTTAACCCCCTAAAAACAAAATCATGGCATTTTCTTTCGGAAACCTATCAGCCTACACCGACCAACAAAGGCTGCCCCTCATCACCAAAGCGGTTTTCGCCGCTCGCTCTGCTGCCCTCTTTACCAAGCAAGTTGGTATCAAGTCGGCTGCTGCCCTCAACCTCATGGACACCGATGCAAACATCGGGTCAGGAACCGTCTGCGGTTGGTCTGCAACAGGCAACACGACTTTCAGTCAGCGTAACATCACCGTCGGCGTGATGAAAATTCAAGAGGCTCTTTGCCCTCGTTCCTTGGAGCAATACTGGATGCAGTCCCAGTTGACTGCTGGTAGCCAATACGACGGCGTACCATTTGAGCAGGCTTTCTCCGAGCAGAAGGCTCTGCGTATTGCCGAAGCCTTGGAAACCGCTATTTGGCAGGGTAACTCCTACTTCAGCGGTGTAAACCAATTGCTGAACGCTGCATCGGGTTCTACCGTTCTTGCTAACGCTTCCTCCACAACTTGGAACCCAGTATCGGCTTCCGTCGGTATCACGACTTCCAATGTCATCAGCATCTTTGACAAGGTTTACAACGATATCCCGCAGGCTATCTTGACCAAAACTGACCTCGTAATCTTCTGCGGATGGAACAACTTCCGCACCTTGATTGGAGCGTTGAAGTCGCAGACGGGTGTCATGTACAACCAAGTGGACCTCCAAGGGTTGGCCGATGGTGACATCATCTACCCTGGCACAAATGTCCGCATCGTTGCCGTCCCAGGTTTGACCTCAACCAACCGCATCGTTGCAACTTACCTCGGCAACCTGTTCTACGGAACCGACTTGCTCTCCGACGAAGAAAACTTTGAGTTGTGGTACTCCAAGGACAACGATGAGGTCCGCTTCCAAGCCGCCTTCAAAGCAGGTGTGCAGTTCGCCTATCCCGACTTGATGGTTGACTTCCGCCTGGCCTAAGTGTAAGGGGGGGAGGGAAACTTCCCCCCGTTATTTTGTTCGCAACCCTAAAATAAAATATACACTATGTCCTGCTCCTTAACTACGGGCTACGCCCTCGGATGCCGCAACTCGGTTGGCGGTATCAAAACTATTTTTATCCAAACCTTCAACCCAACAGGAACGGTCGCCAATACGACTGGCTCCGTGTCGGGAACCCTCGCAGGTACTTGGTTTGAATATGACTTAACCAAGGCGACTTCATCGATGACCGAAACGCTGAACGCATCGGTTGAGAATGGAACGCTTTTCTACACACCCGAACTGACCTTCACCATCAACAAGTTGCAGACGACCGTCCGTAATGAGTTGCGCCTGTTGGCCCAAAATCGGGTGTACGCAATCGTCCAAGACAACAACGACCGCTACTGGTTCCTCGGTGCGGCCAACGGCTTGGAAGTGTCTGCGGGAACCGCTGGAACGGGGACTGCATTCGGTGACCGTAGCGGCTACGAGTTGACCCTTTCGGGCATGGAGCCGAATCCGATGTTGAATGTTTTATCAACGCAATTCACCATAGCATCCGCACAAATTAGCGGCTCGTAGAGTATCTTTGACGCAGCGAGTTCTCATACGCTCGTTGTGTTTAGTGGTTAAGGCCATCTCTTCGGGGGTGGCCTTTTTTTTGTACCTTTGCACTATGAGAATCTGCATCGTTTACAACGCCCACCCAACGGGCTGCTCGTTCTACCGCTTGGAGATGCCAAACGCCTACCTTGGCGACAACTACACGGAGTTCGATTATGTATGCGTCGATAATATTGCCAATGTCAAGGATGAGGACTTGAAGACCGTTGATATATGGCTTTTTAACCGCTTGTGGTGTCAAGGTACCTTGGACCAAATTCGCAATGTCTACAAGGCTCTCACGGCGTTTGGGGCGAAGGTCATCTTGGACCTCGACGACTACTGGGTGCTGGAGAGCGGGCATATCATGTACCGACACTATTTGTCCACCAAGTTGGACGAGCAGATACGGGAGCATATCCGCTTGGCCGACCATGTAACCACCACGACCGAACACTTGGCGCAGAAGATTCGCCTGCTCAATAAAGCCGTGACCATCCTGCCGAATGAACCCTACGAAGCGTATCAGCAGTACATTCCCGACACGACGGCCGAACCCGAACCGCACCTGTTCAAGATTGGATGGTTTGGCGGGGCGCAGCACCAAGAAGACATTGCCTTGGTGGAGCATTCCTTCGGCTTGCTGGCTCACGACCATTCGCTGGATGGGAAGTACAAAATCTACCTCGGTGGATGGAACGACAATAACCCTGTTTACGAGGATTACGAGCGGATGCTGTCTTGCGCTGGCAAGAACGCCAATTACGGCAGAATCCAAGCCGCTGACATCTATTCCTATGTAGGCGGGTACAACTTCATCAACGCAACGATTGCACCCCTGCGGGATACCAAGTTCAACCGCCTCAAATCGGAGTTGAAGGTGGTCGAAGCAGGCTGGATGGGCAAGGCTATCATCGCAAGCGAAACCATCCCCTACACCGATATTTTGGTCAACGGCCACAACGGTCTGCTCATCCCTTACGGCAAGAAAGACGCTTGGTACAAGGCGGTCCGCAAGTTTGTAAACGAGCCTGACTACGCCAAATCCCTTGCCGTTCAGTTGTCCAAGGATGTGCGGGAACGGTTTGACATCAGCAAGACCGCCGAGCGCAGAGCCGAACTCTACCGAAGCATCGGGCGCAAATTGTGAAATTCGGGCGCAAAGTACATTTAGGGGTAGAGTGATTTACCTATCCCCCAACACCACCAACACCATCGTCGTCACTTGGACGCAACGGGCCTCATCGGGCGACCGCTACATCTTGCGGCTGACCAACATCGCCAAGAATGTCAGCACCGACTATACTTTGCTGAAATCGGCCAACTTATCGAACTACACCGAACGCTATGACAAATTTCAGATTGCCGTGGGGTCGCTTGAAACGGGGTCGTATCGTTACGAGGTTTACGATACCAATAGCACGGTTAGTGCAGCCGTTGCGGTGGTTGAAACGGGCTTGGCTTATGTACAGGTAGTCAGCCTGACATTCAACACCTTTGCAAATTCCATCCAGTACACCGTCTTCGGTTCGTCCGACGAGGGTGTCTTTGACCAAACCTTTGACCAATCTTTCGCATGAGCGTACAAACGAGAACCCAGTTGCAGACGAGTGCTGCTACCATCACCAACGAAACCGCCGCAGGAGCGAACACCGCCGCCCGTGTCGGTGGACTATTTGACGACCTTGCCGATACCGCCACCTTGGACCGAGAGCGGGGTGTGGCGAATCTTTACCTTGACACGGACACTTCGTTCACACCCACCCAAGGGAGTGCGGTAAAACTGAACTCTACAATGAAGTCGGGATTGCTGACTACCTACAACTTCACACGGACCACAAATTCTATCACCTACACAGGTACGACCAATGCGGCTTTGCGGGTGTCGGCCAGCATGGTGTTGTCGCAGAACAACAACACCCAAATAAAGGTTTACATCGCCAAGAATGGAAATGCCATCAACCAGTCCATGACTGACTTGACAACCACCCACACTAACGGCCATGCGGTGTTCACGGAAACCGTTCTACAAGGTTCTGCAAACGATGAATTCACCATCCTAATCAACGCCATTGATTCGGGTATCCCCATCACGATTTCGGCCCTTTCATTTACCGTCCATACCCTATGAGTAGTGTAAAACAATCGTTCACCCAATGGTTGGGTATTGAACACAAAGTCCCCGTGATGCTTGAAAACAAAGCGGGCAAGTATATCACCTACGGGGCGTTCAACGAGTACCCCTACTATCTGCTGGACAACTACCGCCGAAGCAGCAAGCACAACGCTATTGTGAACGGGAAGGTGAACTACATCGTGGGTGGAGGATGGAAGCCTGGTGATAAGATGACCGTGGAGCAGCAAGCCCGCTACGCCAAGTTTTTTGACGGATTGAGCGAACACGACGACCTCAACGACATTACCGAGAAGTTGGTCCTCGACCTTGAAATCTTTAACGGGTTTGCCGTTGCCGTAACTTGGAACAAGATGGGAACCATTGCGAAAATGGAGCATATCCCCTTTGAGAAAATCCGAGTGGACAAAGAGGAACGGATGTTTCAGGTGGCCGAGTGGTACAACGACGACATGGTGCAGTTGTACCCCAAGATTGGCGATGTCGAGAAAATCCCCGCATTTGACGCTGACAATCGAATCGGGAAGCAACTGTTCTATTATCGGGTGTATGCGGCGGGTGTGAAGTCCTATCCTTTGCCCGAATACATGGGAGGCTTGGCTTGGATAGAAGCGGATGTGCAGGTATCCAATTTTCACAACAATAATCTCCGCAACAACTTTTGGGGTGGATACTTAATAAACTTCAACAACGGCATCCCGACACCCGAAGAACAAGGCGACATTGAGCGGCAAATCAAGCGCAAGTTCAGCGGGACTGACAACGCTGGACGATTCGTTGTGACCTTCAACGACGATGTGTCCAAGGCTCCCACCCTTGAACCGCTGACCCCGTCCGATATGGACAAGCAGTTTGAGATTCTCAACAAAGCAATCCAGCAGGAAATCTTTATTTCGCACCGTGTAGTCAACCCGATGCTATTCGGTGTCAAGACCGAAGGCCAACTGGGTGGCAGGCAGGAACTGGTTGAGGCGTACGAACTATTCAAAGCGACCTATGTCAACGACCGAGTGAGGAAGGTGGAGCGGATGATTAACTATTTGGGTTCGTTCAACGGCGTGGAGGGCATGGAACTTATCCCCGTGGAACCCATTACCGAACAGTTGAGCGAAACCGCAATGATTCAAGCGATGACCCCCGCAGAACTTCGTGAGAAGGCTGGACTTCCTCCGATTGAAATCAAGACCGAGAGCAGCGTGCAAGATGTCATCACGGCCATAAATAGCCTCTCTCCGCTCGTTGCAAACAAGGTGCTGGAGTCAATGTCACCAAATGAAATTCGTGCGCTTGTATCGCTTCCTGCGAAGCCTGAAGGGCAAGGTCTTGCACCTGATACGGCAACCGAAGTAAGCCCCGAACCAACTGCACCGCAAGGCTTGGCCTCCAACGACAACATCAAGAAATTGTCGGGTCGTGAGTACCAAAACTTGATGCGAATCGTGCGGCACTACGCACAGGAAAAGATTACCCTGGAAATGGCCCGCACCATGTTGTCCGCTGGATTCGGCCTAACTCCCGAAGAAGTCAACACCCTGCTTGGTGTGCAAGAGCAGGCGTTTTCCGAGCCTACATGGGGCGAAGAAGACGACGAGGACTATGGATGGGGGGACGAGGAATTTAAGGTCTTGGAGGTGGTCGCAAGCAAGTTTGGGAGTAATGCCGACGAGTATGTTGTCATGCATTCCAAGGCAATGCGGTTTGATTCCGATTTAGACGACCAGGTGCGTCAAGCCTTCGCTGAACTTGGCGAGGAAGAAAAGGAACTGGACAAAAAAATTGAAGCCTACCGCAAGAAGAATCGGGACGCATCCGTGGAAGAAATGGCCAAGGAGTTCGGAGTGAGCAAGGCCAAGGTCGCCAAGCGGGTGGCTTACCTAATCACAAAAGACCGTTACCCCATTGCAAGAGCCGTGGACCAAATTGCAGAGCAGAACCTGCCCAAGAACATCAAGGAGGTCGCAGAACCCGTGCTGGAGGTCCGCTACAAATACGCATGGGCCGCAGGGTTCAGCAACAAAGACAAACGGACCAGCCGTGAGTTCTGCAAGGTCATGCTGGACCTGGCTGACCAAGGCAAGGTTTACACCCGTGATGATATTGATGGCATTTCCAACATCATGGGCTACTCCGTATGGAATCGCCGAGGTGGATGGTATCACACGGCCAGCGGAGTGAATCGCCCCCAATGCCGCCATGTATGGGAGCAGCAGTTGGTAATCCGTAAAGGCAATAAAATCACGAAAGCATGAAGGCACTATTCATAAGCGAGCAGACCCTGCTGGACAATTCCGTAATCAACGAGAATGTATCGTTTACCCAAATTCGGCCCACCATCGTGAAGGTGCAGGAGATGCGGATTCAGCCCATCGTTGGGTCTGCCCTGTACTCGGAGATGGTGACGCAGGTTGTAAGCGGCACGACTTCTGCACTCAACACCACCCTGCTGGAGGACTACATCCAGCCTGCAATGGTGCAATGGTTGTACTACGAACTTCCGATGGTCTTGGCCTTCAAATACATGAACAAGGGCATGGTCCGCAGAACCAGCGAGGAATCGTCCCAAATGAGCATGGACGAAATCACCCGCCTCACGGACAAAGTGAAAAACGATGCCGAGTGGTATTCGGAACGCATCACCCGCTACCTCATGGAGAACCGCACCGACTATCCCTTGTTCAACTCCCCGCCATCGGCTTTGGACACCATCTACCCGAACGGGACCAATTACAACACGGGGATGGCCTTGGATGCAAGAACCCTGCGCCGTGGTGCTGGCTTGGACCGCCCTTGGCCTTACGGCTACGACCCCTACTGCAGCAACTGTTAAAACCTATGGGAGCGCACTCAAAAAATATTCTGAAATTACAGGCTTATGTCATGGATAAAAATCAAGCAAGCACTCCTTGCGCTTGCAAATGCACACCCGCAGGTAAACTCCTTCGGGACGGGCGACCCGCTTGCAATCGGAACGGACAACACGATAAACCTGCGAACCCCAAGCCGTGAGCGAATCATCTATCCGCTCGTCTTTGCGGATGTTCAGTCAGCAAGCACGGATTTGGGTACTCTCAACCTTACTGTGGGTGTCTATTTTTCTGACAGGGTTGAATCCATTGCCACGATGGGTGGCGTGGTTTCGGGCAGTCCAACGCTTGGCTGGCAGGATAATGAGGACGAAGTTTTGAGCGACCAACTGCAAATAGCGCAGGATTTCATTTCAAGCCTTACAAACGACCCAACGCAAGAGTGGACGCTAAGTACCTCCGTGTCGCTTACGAGGTTTGTAGAGAGCCGTGACGACCGCACGGCTGGATGGGTGGCAACGATGTCATTCCAACTGCCCTACTCGCACTCCGTTTGTGAAATTCCGACCTAACCTACATTTACCCTAAAGCAGAAATATGCCAACTCCAATCTTACAACAAATGCTCGGTCAGGGCGGTTCCATGCGATTCGTGGACGCTGCGGTATCGGGCCAAGTATTTGACTTCATCGTGGTGAATGCCGCCGCAACCTTCACGACCTTGACGGGTTCTGGAGGCGAAGACCTGCTGACCGCTTACGCTTTGAGCGGCAAGTCCGTGTCTGCAGGTATCGTCATCAGCGGCAGGAACGGCGGGAAGATTACTGCCGTCACTCCAAGCGTCGGAAGCGTCATCGGTTACACCTTCCTCTAACCATGCTGATAGGCTACGGCTACGGCTACCCCCGCTCCATGGTGATGGGCAAGACCCCCGCAGAACTTGCGTGGGATGCCTTCAACGCCCGTGCTACGACCGACGGGGCAGCAGCGGCAGAGGCCGCCGTCAGCGGTTGCCTGCAAGCCCGATTCGCCGTAATATTCAACTTCTAATATGCCCACGCCTTCACTATTAATCGTTCCCGCCCGATTCAAGACGGGCAAGTTGTATTCGCAAATCCCCACAAGCGGAGCGGGAGATTTCACCGTTACCCGCAATACGGCGGCACGGCGATTTGATTCTGCTGGCTTGGTCGCATCCGTAGCATCAGGCATACCGAGGTTGGACTACTACACAAGCGGCGGCGTTACGGGGTGTCCTGCGCTACTTGTGGAGCCTGCGGCGACGAACTTGGCGTTGCAGAGTGCTGGATTTCAAGTTTCGGGAACTTGGGCTCCAGATAATGCAACAATAACAACAGGAACAACATCTGCCTTTACTGCTCCTGACGGGTCAACTGATGCGGATTTATTGACCGATGATGCCACTCTCGGACGACATAGAGTATCACAGGGCAGTTTACCATTTACAAGTGGCACAACTTACGCATTTTCAATCTTTGTAAAGAAAAATTCCAGCAGCAGGTTTTTGTTAATTAATGCAAATACCGCTATTGGAGCAAGAGCCGCATTGAATTTAGATACTTTGGCGATAACAAACATAGATGGAAGTGGGGCATCCGTTGAGAATTACGGGAATGGATGGTATCGTTTTTCTATACGAGGAACGGCGCCTGCAACGACTGCGGCTGGAACGATATTTGTGCAAATGCAAGACGCAGCAACCGATACAACATATATTGGTAACGGGAGCAGTTTCTACCTTTGGGGCGCACAACTTGAAACAGGCTCGGTCGCAACATCCTACATCCCCACCACCGCAGGCACGGGTAGCCGAAGCGCAGATGTCATCTCGGTCAGCGGAGCGGTCAGCGGGTCCATCGGGCAGACGGAGGGGACGATTTACTTTGAGTATTATCATAATACAGCCTCAAATGCGGGCATTAGAAATGCGTTTAATTTGGAAGGAAATGTTGGCAGTCAATTTAATGGCATAAACTTTGCGACAAGCAACAACGGAAACGACTTGCAAGTTGCGGTCCAAGTTTCAAGTTCAAGCGTTGTTTCGGGCGGGGTTTTTAGCACTTCCGTAAGTGAAGGATGGCATAAAGTTGCGTTTGGTTACAATACTGCGGCAACAGGAACGGTCTTTTATTTTGATGGGAATTTAATTGCCACCAGAACGCTTACAAGCATTCCCGCCATGAGTAGAATTGCGCTAATGGCAAGGGCTAATCCGTTTTCGGGTTTTGGTTTAGATAGGCAATTCAACAACCGAATCCGTGCTGCTGCCCTCTACACCACAAGGCTCACGAACGCAGAACTCGCAACGCTGACCACCCCCTAAGATGCCCACCTTCCGCAAGTTCGCCTTCCCCGACGGGGCCACCGCTGACAAGGTTTTGCAAGACCTGCAACCGCTGGACTTCGCCGTGCCGCTCGGAGAACTGGATGGCTTGGTATGCTACGACATACTATTCCAAGACGCTTGCCCTGCATCGCTCAACGCTTACATCGTTTGGCCCGCACCTTGCGGAGTGCATTCATTCCTCGGTTGGGACGAACAATACGCAATCGATTGGGAGGCTCATCGCAATGAAAGCAAGCAAGAAGCCGAGTAAGATAATGGTGAAGGCCCCAGAGGGCTATCACTGGATGAACAAGGGGGGACGCTTCTTCCTAATGAAGCACGATGGGGAGTTCAAGCCCCACGAAGGGGCATCCCTAGAGATGCCTTTCAAGGTTATTTCTCGTCATTAATAAAGATGGGGATTCTCCCCTCAAGCTTATTGTAGAGCCTCTGGATAATCAATCGAGCCTTTTGGGTGATTGCATATCTCGTCCTGTACTTCTCCTTGCTTGATATCCCGAACCTTTGCCTATCCTCGTTAGAGATATTCCCGTGGTGGATATAGGGGATAACAAGCCCCCTGTGGATTAACCGCTCGATGTAGTCCTTTCTGAAGTCGTTGGAGTTCTTGTATCCGAGCTGTTCGGCTGCATACTTAGCACTGAAGAACTCTAGGTCGTATATGAACAATAGAAGCTCGATATCCATACGCAGAAGCTCCTCGTTGCTAGTGATGTCCTTCATCGCCATACGGAGGTACTTGAGGTAGTTCTTCCCTATCTTGTTCTTCTCCTCCTTCCTGAATTCTCGTATTACAAGCACAGTCCCCTTCTTCTGGGGCTTTGGTGTTTTATGGGTTGCCATTTATTGAAGTATATTTGTGCAAATTTAATTCATATGAATAAGAAACAAGTAAAAGAGTTCTCCAAGGAATTCAAATCCCTCAACAGTCAAATCCAGTCCTTGCTCATCAAGTACGGGGCTGGCCCAGGCTCTTTCTACGTCACAGCCATCGGTATCAAGGAGATGGATTTCGAGGACGAGGACCAA